CGCTTCTTCATAGCTTTCTCCTGTGGAACACAAAAAATACGCTCACATAGGATAGCTTTGTATGACGACGGCACTAGGAATCTTAATGCATATCCTCATAACTTCTTCTTCTTACACACACATAAAAACACACGTAATCTACGGACGTGTACAGAGACTACTTATTAGACGAAATCATTCGTCAGCTTCAACACTTCTTTACTAACCACTATCGTTCTCAAATCGGAGACTACAATGAACTATGCCAGCCTCATCCGAAACCTAGAGGCGAAACTCGCGCGCCAGCGCGCCACCGTCGTGGAAAGCGAGGAACACCTCGCGGCACTCCAGAAACTCCAGCGTGAGGAAATCGCTGCCTCGCAGCCGAACCTTCCGCTGGATAAAAAGAAATAAAACGGGTCTTACACCCGTCAATCCTGCCCGGAAACGGGCAGGATTCTCACGCGTCTACGTCAAACCGGTAGAACCCGGGGACGGCAAACACGCGTGAATAAAGGACGGCTCGGCCGTCCATCAGCACAGTTACCCTACTTGATGTAACTGTGCGGACTGACAGGAACGGCTCAGCACCGGTCCTGCCAGTCCACCCAAAAACCCCTCCGCCTTACGGCTTCGGATTCGGATCGGGAACCGCAACCGGCACGTCGACCTTCACCGCCGGCTTCGTCAACCCCATCTCCGCCATGGCGTCCTTGTTCGTCGGATCTTGGACGAACGCCAAAAACCCGACGACGTCGTTACCGAAACGCTTCCGCACCGAGCTCGGTAGCTCGTCGAACATCTCCCGTGCCTTCTCGACGATCTCGAAAGACTCCTGCAACGTCACGGCCGGCGCAAAACCGTAGGACGCCTCATGCTTCGCGAAATGCGAAATCGTCCCCGTGCGCTGGTACTTCGCCATGATGTTGTTGATATCGCACTCGTCCTTCATGGCTTGCTTCGTGCGCCCCGTACCCGTGAAACGCACGCGGCCTCGCCGCAAATCCTCGGCTGCTGCTGCCGCCTCGGGAGTGCCCGTATCGACCAAAAACTTGTAACGCAGAGACATGACAACCTACCTTCGCCCTCGCGGGGCTTCCAGATTTCGCAAAATCGAACTGGCGCTAGCACCAGTACCCATGAAACGCTCCAAGAAACGGACGATCGGTCCCCAGGTGCTTTCGTTGACCTGCTCGTCGAGCTTCAGGCGAGACAAATTCGCCTGCTGCTCTTGCAGAACATTGGCAGAGTTCTCCAACTGCTGTTTGATCAGCACCGGATAATTCTCCGCTAACTGCCTGTCGATACGCGCCTGGTCGTTCGCGCTCTGAGCCTCCCAATGCGTTTTCTCGCGCTGGGTGTTCAAAAGGTTCTCCTGCGCCTTCATGTTCTTGAGACTCTGCGCCATCTCCCGCGCTTGAAACGCGCTCGAAATCGCCGGAGTCATCTCGTTCTGAATAGACGCCTGAGCACCCGAAGGACTCGAAGCTCCACCACCACCAGCCGAAAGGATCGGATTCAAGCCCGCAGCCTTCAAATCCGCTACCTCCCTCTGATGAGCGGTAGAACTCATCCGCTCCTGAAACGCCATCTGTTCGCGAGCACTCGCGATCTGCGCTTGGTTCTGAGCCTCGGCACCTTTCTTGCCGAACAGACCCGCAACCACGCTACCGACCACGGGCGCCGCTGCCGCCCAAAAAGCCATACGACCTCCTTAGAAGTGGTCGATCAGACCCGGAACGCCGAACATCGGCATGGGACGCGCACACCGGAAATTGATGTACGAATCGAACAGGAACTGAGGCTCCGACGGAACCGCGATGACGCGATCGATCGGCGGATTCTCCACGATAAACGTGTCGTCCAGGAGCGGAAGCGTCGCAAAGTCTTGCGACAAATGCCACGCATCCAGCGTACCTGACGCGTTGCTACGGAACGTACCCGTCACGAGCGACGGCTTGTACCGATACTCGGCGTAACGCTCTTGATAGCCGAAAACGTCATCATCGGCCGCCGCCCCCTGATAATAAATCTCCTTGTTGAGGACGGCCTGCTCACCGATCTGCGCCAACGCGGGCCAGAAGAAATCGTAACGAGTCTCGCGACTCCACATCCGATGCATGCCCTGCTGATACGTCAAGTCGGCGCGGACTGACACGAGACCAATCACGTAACAGTGTTCCGTGAAAGACTTCGTGAAACCATGACCGTTCAAGTGAGCCGTACCGAACGCGGCCAAATCACCCACGTCACGCGTGCCTTGCGTGGTCGTCGCGACCGGGGAAACGTTGATCCTCGAGGAGCCGCCGCCGAGGTACTCGGGGCGCTGCAGCCGGGCGTCCGGGGACGTGACGCCGAAATGGCTACGGATGATCTCCGTGTAACGCGTACCACCACGCGCATCACGTTCCAGCAAACGCTGAATCTGAAACGCTTGGCGTAGCTGGTTGATCGTCGCCGCCGTCACCGTGGACAAATCCGCGTACAGGTTCGACGGATAGAGACCACCGGTCGCCGAGCTCGTGCCCGACATTTCGGCAAACGTATTGCCGCCGCCGACGCCGATGAGATTCGGTGCCACCGGATTACCACCGCCCTGCCGCAAGATCGTCATGGCCGCCTGCGTACCCGTGAACAAGGGACTGGCGGCCGTCTTGACCGTCGCGTCACCGGTCATCGGCAGCTGGACGGAATCACCCTTCTGCGGCCACGGTAGACACGACGTGAAATAGTCGTGCCGCTTACCACGCGGCAAACAGTTCGCAAAATCCGCCGCGTTATCGGGACCGTCGTCGCGCGGCACGTTCACGGAATCTTGCAGGTTCTGATCGCGGTACCATTCGTTCCAGATCAGGTTATAAGCCCGAAACGGCAACGTGTTCACCGTGGTGATCGCACCGACCAGGGTCGGAATACCCATGTAATCGTGCAAACCGCCTTGCCCGAAACCGGCGCCGCCGCTCTCGTGCGTCGGAATCAGGAAATCCGTGGAATCACCGGGATCGGTCTGCGCACCGTTGAACCGTTCCCAGTTGTCCCAGATGAGGCGCATGGGCACCGCGAAAAAATGCGTGTCCATGAAAATGTTGTCCATGATCGGGTAGATCATGGTCGCCAGGCGCGCAAAACCCGTCAACCGAAGGTTGAACGTGTCGCCGGGCAACGCCTCGTCGCAGAAAAACGGAACCAGCACACCGGCATCGAAAGTCGTCTTGTAACCATGGGAACGGTCGAAACTGGAGCGCGGAATCTCCGCCTCCGGAACGCGCGAGAACGCGTGCTCCATGACACTACGCATCTTCATGACTTAGGACTCCTTACGCTTGAGTTGAACACACGAGCAAATCGTCTCGCGAGGCTCCAACACGGTCAAAGAACCGGTGTCATCCTCGAAGGTGCCAATCCGGAAAAGGGTGTAATCCTCCGGATGCATCCCGAAATTGTGCTTGGGATCGTTGACGCAGTCGCCCACCGTACGCGTGGCCATACCCACGGTCGGCAGGAAAAACGGCTGCATATAGGCCTTGGCCTTGTCATCCCAAATCGCGAACACGCTAGTTTTCACCTTCAAAACCTCTCTTTAGTAGTGACGCACGAACTTCCGCAACACGACCCCGAACGGATAACCGGCCCCGCCGGTTTTTTACGTAACCCGTTCGAGAATCTTTCTCAAAATGATCGCCGCGAGCTTCTTCGCCCAGGCTCGCAGCTTTTTCTTGCCTTCGCCGCTTGACATCCGCAAAACCCTCCGGATTGGAAATCTCATAAAGCCCATCGTAGTAACGCGGGGGCTTACAGACAGCCTCGCGCACCACGCATTCATCACGCGGGAAAACATCGGTGGAAAACTTCTCGTACCAGTCACGGCCAATTCCAGGACGGCGGCTCATCGTGACATACTCGGGCTCAACTTGCGTTAGCTCGCCCGTATCTTCGTTCAGGCGCATGTAATGCGAATCGGCACGGTCACCCGTCACTTTCTTCATCACATACCGTGCAACATACGCAGCAGACTCAAAAGTAAGATCACCGACAGTACAGAAGCCGTGACCCCAACAATCAGCCAGAACTTGTGACGTGTATAACCGGACGTTGTCCTGTTCTGAATAAATAACGCGGTCAGGGAAATCAACGCCAAAAAAACATGCGTGATAGTGGGGTCTACCAAATCGCTCACCGTACTCTCCGCAGTGAAAATACCGAAAACGTCCTGTCTTGTGGCGTAAACGCTTCAGGAACTTCTGAAAATCTTCCTTCCGTAAATTCCCATCGTCCGGAAGCTTGTCATCAGCATACGTCAACGTCACAAAACAGTTATCAGCATGTAGCGACGCCTCATGCATGCAACGCATGGCCCACCGTCTCGACTTCTCAAGACGACACCCAATGCATTGCCCGCAGGGCACGTTGAGCGGGACGGCGCCCGCCATAGCCTCCTTCTTGTCGAAAACGATGCCATGCTTACCAGAAGGGCTCGCATAGCGAGCCCTGTACCCCTGGAGCGGTGCGTAGCACGCCATACACCGCTAGAGACGGATACCGCCTCGCATCACGAAACGCGGAGCGTTGAGCGGATGAGCTGCGCTCTTCATCCGAAAATCCCTCTTGCTCTTGCCACGTCCCATCTTCATGCGCTTCTTCATAGCTTTCTCCTGTGGAACACAAAAAATACGCTCACATAGGATAGCTTTGTATGACGACGGCACTAGGAATCTTAATGCATATCCTCATAACTTCTTCTTCTTACACACAC